CTGCCAAAAGCTACAAAATCAGATATGCTATCAGTATCTAAACCTTGACTACCATAAACACCTGCGGTTTGTGGATTGCCCTCTGAGTCATTATTAGCATCATCTGTGCCTGTCAGTCTCCAATGTACGTTGTGCACGACATCGCTATTACTGTCTTTTGTTGGGTAAGTGTCAACTGTACTTACATCCCAAGTATAATTTATTGCCATATTTTATTCTCCTTTACTAAATTTTTAATTAACTCCAAGGTGTAAATTGTTGAACACCAAATTGAACAGCTACTAATTTAGTTTCTGAACCACTAAATGTCACATCTTCTTGTGCTATTGCAACAATCATTGAAGGATTAGTTGTTGCTTTCATGCCTATTCCTTCTACTGCTGAAGTACAAATACCATCACCTATTTCTATGTTTCCACCTGTGTTGTTACATAGTACATGACCATCACCCAATATACTTATGTTGTGTAAATTATTTGCGTAAGTTCCAGTTGTAGGACACATAGGTGAAGGTCGCATATTACTTGCATAAGCACCTAATACTTTTTTACTATTAGCAGATTGTGATTTTTGGACTGTGTATCTAATACTTTGTCTTTTATTTGAATCAGTTAAATAAGTAGATACAATCTCAACTAAAGTACCATAAGGGTAAGCATCTGATTCATCAGAAGGGTTATCTGAATCAGGTACATTTACTTCGTGGTGTGCTGTAAATGCTCCATAAGTTACAGTTCCTCCTGAAGCTGTAATACTTCCTACACCATCAAAATTACCATCTAAAAAAGATATCATAGTATTAGTGCCTGAGTTATCATCTGTACCACAGGCTATTTGTACTCCAAATCTATTTGTGGTATTTCCATTATGAGATATTGTTGTGCAAAATTTATTTGCAGTATTAGCTTCAACTTGCATCCTTGCTGTATTTCCATTAAATGGGCTTGCATTTCCTATGTTTATTTGCCCATTCATATTGACACCATCTTGGTTTGCTACTAATCTAAATGCACCACCATTAGCATCTGCTCTTAATATTTCTCCCGATGTAGCTACTACTTCTAATTTAGCATTTGTAGCAGTAGAATTTATACCAATATTTCCTGATGAAGTAATACGCATTTTTTCTGCGCCACCAGTTTTAAATAGCATAGGGTATGTACCCCCTCCGCCTCCAGTTGCAGCAGAGATAACAAATAATCCACCTTCATTTGATATAGAAGAGTTATCATTTGCAACGTCAGAGCGTGTTACTGTAACTGCACCTGATACTTCCAATGCTGTGGAGGGACTCGTAGTTCCTATGCCTACGTTTCCAGAGGAAAGTATATTTAATCTATCTGTTGAGTTAGTCGTATCAATAATCCTAAATGTTCC